GACACTTTTTCAGGAGATAGAGCAATTATTTCAAAATGGGGTAGTTCCGCAGGTTTGAGAAGTATTTTATGGTGGGTAAGCAATGGGTCTATAAAATTTATTGAAGGTGGAAGTGCAGATAGCATACATTTATCAACTGCAACATTATCAAGTACAGGAACTTGGTATCATTTAGTTTACATAAGGTCTGCTTCCGAATCTAAAATATTTATTAATGGTAGTTTAGATAGTACGTTTGCAAGAACACAAACTATAAGACAAGGTGGAACAGAACCATATTATTTAGGTTCACAATCAGCAGGAGGATTTAAAAACCTTGATGGCTCAATAGACCAAGTAAGGATATTCTCATCAGCATTAACTTCCACCCAAGTAGAAAGCCTTTATAATGAGAAACCTTGTGAAGATACCTCTACTTTTAAACCTGTTTTATATACAGGGAATGGTAGTACGCAATATATATCAAATGTAGGGTTTGAGCCTGATTTGGTTTGGATAAAGGCAAGAAGTGTTAATTATGACCATCAGCTACATGATATTGTTAGGGGCGCAGGTAATGGAATATTATCCAACAACTCATCTGCAGAATTTCCTTATAATACAGTTACATCGTTTGACGCTAATGGATTTACCGTTGATGCAAGTACTTATATAGGAACTAATGCGAATAATCAAACTTTTGTTGCTTGGGCATGGAAAGCAGGAGGCGATTCAGTCTTAAACCAAGTGGGGGACATTAACAGTCAAGTTAGTGCCAATACAGAAGCAGGGTTTAGTATTGTTAAATGGACAGGTAATAATTTAGCGAGTCAAACAATAGGACACGGACTTTCATCTACTCCTGAAATTACAATTATTAAAAAATTAACAGGTACTGTTTTAGATTGGCAAGTTAATCTTAATAGCTCAATTACAGGAACAGAAGGTTATTTAAATTTGAATCTTAATGTTGCTTTATATACAACTTTTCCTAATTATTATACTTCTGCAAATAGCACCGTTCTATCCACTAATGGAACAACAACAGCGGAAAGACAATATAACAATCAATCAGTGGATTACATAGCCTACTGCTTCCATTCAGTTGCAGGATATAGTAAGATAGGGAGTTATAGTGGAACAGGAAGTGCAGGTAACTTTGTTCCTACAAGTGTAGATGGAGACGCTGGTTTTGAGCCTGCTTTTGTTATGATAAAAAGGTCTAATGGAACAGGAGATTGGTTTATATATGACAATAAAAGAGCAAGTAATTTATATTTAAACCCAAATTTGTCTAATGCCGAAGGAACAGATGGAGGAATTGTATTTAACTCTAATGGATTTACTATAAACGTAACGTATAATGACCATAATACTACTGGTGGAGAATATATCTATATGGCATTTAAATAATAAATGATACAATGGAAGATTTGAAGATATTTGGAGTTTACGGATTGAATTTAGGAGCATTGGCATTTAGTTTTAGCGAGATAAATCCTTTTGTACAATTCCTTGTATTGGTTTCTACTTTCACATTTACAGTTATACAAATCTATAAATCCCTAAAAAAATAGTATGTTTTTCGGATTATCATTTAAACAAAATCAAATACAAGGTATTAGAATGAACCGTATTAAACAAAGATTTGATTCTTTATACCGACCAATATCTAAACCCTACGATAAATAAGATGGCTAAAATTGATATAGATGGAGATGGCAAAGGAGACATCAACGTAGACCTAAAAACCTTAATAGGCATAGGTATGGGGTTGTTTTCTATTGCAGGAGTATATTTCACACTACTATCACAAATACAGGCATTAGAAGTCTCTGTAATGCGTATGGAAGCGGAGCAGAAGATGAATAGCGAGTTTAGAATAAAATGGCCCAGGGGTGAACTTGGAGCATTACCCGATGATGCCGAACAAAACCTAAGGTTAATATATATAGAAAAAACAATAGAAAAACACAACTTACAAGTTGATGAGCTAAAGTTAAAAGTAAAATCGTTAGAAGATTGCCAATAAAAAGTAAGGATATAACTTGACATATCCAAATAAAAAGTAAGGTTATAACCTGACGATATAAACAGTAAGAATGGATTTAAAATATTTTAGTTTAGATGAATTTGACTCGCCAGACCTTCCTAATAGTGGGGTTAATATGGATAGTAATTTTCTTGCAATGCTTGACAATGCTCGTGATATCGCACAAATACCATTCAAAATCAATAGTGGCTACAGAACTAAAGAAAGAAACGAACTGGCTAAGGGAAAAAAAGATTCCAGCCACCTTGTTGGAAAAGCAGCAGATATTGCCTGTTCAGGTTCAAGAGAAAGATGGATTATACTTGACTCCCTTATCCAAGTTGGGTTCAACAGAATTGGTATTGCCGACACGTTTATCCACGTTGATTCAGACGAAAGTAAGTCGCCCAATGTTATTTGGACATACTAATACTACTGGTTCAACACTATGCTTAAAATGTTATTAAATCTATTGACTGGTAAAAGGGGGGACAAATCCCCTGTTGGTGGATTAGCTTGGGAAATACGAGAAGCCATAAAAGGCAAAGAGTTAGACCCAAAAGAAATAATAGAACTTCAAACAAAAATTAATGAGATTGAAGCACAACACCGTACTTTATTTGTTGCAGGGTGGCGACCTTTTATTGGCTGGGTTTGTGGTTTGGCTTTTGCTTACCACTTTATCTTATTCCCAATTATTAGAACTATATATCCTGATGTTCAATTTCCGAAATTGGATACTGAACCTTTATTTACAGTTTTGTTGGGTATGTTAGGACTTGGAGGATTAAGAACCTTTGAGAAGTTAAAAGATAAATCTAAATAGATGGCAAAGCAAATAGTAAGCAATTATTACAAGAAGCCTAAGGTAAGACGCAAAGGAGTTCACGCTAAGTCTAAACAGAGTGAACTTAAATCAAGTAAGAACTATACTAAGAAATACAGGGGTCAAGGAAGTAATTAATAAAAAAAAATTAATTATTTATTAAAAAGTCTTGATTTTTAAAAAAAAAACGTGTACCTTTGGTGGGTGAGTGGGATATTAATATAAACAACTAAATATATATACATAATGAATGAAGATTTAACTATTAGAAATTTAGCAGAAAAAATAGCTCACGACTTTGCTTTAAGTGTTAAACAAAGAACTGATTTACTTTTAGAATTAGATGCTAATCAATATTGTAACTTAGGTATTGATTCTACTAAAGGTGAGAAAAAAAAAGTTAAATCCGACTCAAAGTATATTTATAAACAAATAAAAGGTATAGACGAACCTACTGGTAAGTTATTACTAAATCATTTAGATGTCTAAATACAGTAAAAAACCTACAAGAAGTAAATTAGTTACTAAGCTTGATATAATATTTTCACAATATATTAGACGTAGTAATGCTGATGATAGTGGTTTTTGTACTTGTGTAACCTGTGGAGAAAAGCATCATTGGAAAAAGATACAAGCAGGGCATTTTATGAGTCGCAAACACTACTCTATAAGATGGGATGAAAGAAATGTAAAACCTCAATGTGTATCTTGTAATGTTTTTAGAGCTGGGGAGCAATATAAATATTCGATTTATTTAGGTTTAGAACTTGCAAATGAGTTATATTTACAAAGTAAAGAATTAAAGAAGTTTAGTAATTCAGATTTAGAAGAAATGATAAGTCATTATTCTGATGAATTAAAAAAATTAGGTTAGTTTTTGTTTTATTATTATTATGTGTTTCAATAAAAAGGGTAGCAGAAATGTTATCCTTTTTTTTTATTTAAAAAAATATTTGTATCTTTACACTATGGAACATTTAAATAAGGTAGAACTCTACGGCAAGGTTGTGGAACTACAAAACGAAAATCAGAATCTAAAACAACAACTTTTTTATTTAAACAAACACAATTATTATGGCAGCAGAAACTAATGTATTTAAAAAACTGTTTAATTTACAACAGGAGATTGGGACAATAAGTAAGGATGCGAGTAATCCATTTTACAAGTCAAAGTATTTTGATATTAATTCACTTATTAAACAACTTAACCCTTTATTAGCAAAACATAAATTATTATTAATTCAACCAATAATGGATAATATGATTACAAGTAGAATAATTTGTATTGAAAACGGCGGGAGTGTAGATAGTAGCTTAACCCTACCCGATATTAATGACCCACAAAAACTTGGTTCGGCGATAACATACTACCGTAGATATACCCTTGCGAGTCTGTTGGGATTACAGGCAGAGGATGATGATGGTAATTTAGCAAGTGGCAACACAAGTGATAAGAAGTGGCTAAATAGAAACACACCTGAATTTAACAAGGCTATTGAATATATAAAAGGTGGTGGCAATCTTAAATCTATACTCGACAAATATATGATGCGTAAAGATATTCAAGATGAACTATCAAAATTGTAAAATTAAATCACTATATTGTACAATAAAAGAAAATAACACAACTATTAAAATCAAAATTTATGGACACGAAAAATGTAGCAATTTTATCAGGCAGTATCAACTTATCAGCAATAGACAAGACAAAGATAGTAACTGCCAAGAATGGGAATCAGTATTTAAACATAACTATGATGGTTCAGAATCAGAGCCAATATGGGAATAATATCTGGATTACCCAATCACAAACTAAAGAAGAAAGGGAGTCAAAAGAAAAATCCAACAGTTTAGGGAATGGAGCGGTTAGATGGGTCGGTGGCGACATAACCGTTGCGGAGCGTAACGAGGTTACAAACACACAACAGAACCCAGCGAGAGAGTTAGAGGTTGATTTACCATTTTAAATATTATGGGGGGGAAACCCCCCTTTTTTTATGAAATTAAAAAGATTAAAAGAGGGCGAAAAAATGCCTATGGACTTTTGGAATTATAGAGTAAATCCTATTTTAGGATATGAATATGAACCCGAAAGAAGAGATACAAATAAAGAACAAAAAAAATACGGACTAAACGAAAACCAAGTAAGATGACTTACTATAAGATATGATAACGCAAAGCCTAAAAATAAAAGACAAGATACTTGATATAAAATATGGGAGGGTAAAAGAAGGTCTTAAAATAGATATACCAAACATAGACGAGTATATTCGTTTTAAACAGGGAAACTTTAATCTAATTATTGGACACGCAAATGTTGGAAAGACCACTGTAATAATTTACTTTTTTGTTGTTTGGGCAATTAAACATAATTTAAGGTTTTTGATTTGGTCAAGTGAGAATACTCCCCAATCTATAATGAGAAAGATTATAGAATTTAAAATGGGTTTGCCAATACATACTGCAAACGAATCTCAAATATCAGAAGCAATATCTTGGGCTGACAAACATTTTAAAATAATAGATGTTGAGGATTTGTACACTTACAAACAATTATTAAAAGAAGCTAAAGCAATTAAGGATGCTTGGGATTATCACGGATTATTAATTGACCCTTATAATTCATTAGCAAAAGAACATCAGCTTTTAAGGACAGTTGGTGGACACGAGTATGATTATCAAGTAGCATCAGAATTAAGATTATTTGCAAAGAAAGAGGAAATAACTTTATTTTTAAATGCTCACGGTGTTACGGAAAGTTTAAGGCGAACACATCCAAAAGGACACGAATACGAAAATTTACCTTTGCCATTGGGTTTAGCTGGTGTCGAGGGTGGTGGTAAATGGGGAAATAGAGCTGATGATGTCATTTGTATTCACAGATATACATCAAGTCCAATAGATTGGATGTATAGTCATTTACACGTGCTTAAAGTTAAGGAAAACGAAACAGGAGGTAGGTGTACTCCTTATGAAGAGCCAATTAAATTAAGAATGTCAAGGAATAATGTGGGATTTGAATTTATGGGAATTGATATTTTACACTCGAAAAAAGAAGAACCAATAATATTTTAAATGGACATATCATATTTATTATCAATGCCAGTAGTTAAAATCTTTATATTTTTATATATTATAGGATTTATATTTATAGTCATTGGATATAGAAACAAAGCGGAGATATTAATAAGTCCAATTAAAGGTTTTGTAATTGGTGCTTTAGTAAATGACGAAACTTTTATTGAAGATGATAATACATCTACGGAGTACACTTTACAGTGTTTAATTGGTGTGATAAGCATTACGGTTATATGGGAGGTCAATGGTTAAGTAAGGTAGCCGAAAGGCATAAAGAGTGGATTAAAATAGTTAATTCATTTGGGGAATATGACCTTGCAGAGGACATTGTACAGGAATCTTACATTATACTATACAAATACGCAAATGAGGAAAAAATTATTAAAGATGATATTGTTAGTAGGGGATATATGTTTTTTACCCTTCGAACTACTTGGTTACAGTATCTTAATACTAAGAATAAAATTCAAAAAGTTAGACTTGATGATGACGAGAATTACATCCAAATTCAGGACTATTCGGAAATGGATGAACAAATAGGATATAATCATTTGAGTTTAAAAATAAATAAACATATAGAACAGTGGCGTTGGTACGATAAGACATTATTTAAATTGTATTCAGACACGGATATGTCTATTAGAAAAATAGCCAAAGAAACCAACATTAGTTGGGTGAGTATTTTTAATACTTTAAAAAAATGTAAAAATGAATTAAAAGAATTATTTAAAGAAGATTACGAAGATTTTAAAAACGAAGATTATGACAAAATTTAAAG